GCTATAGAAAGATTTTATCAAACAAAAGGTATAATTCCTACCATAGACCTATTAGAGTTAGACTGTTCTAGAAATATTAGACTTTCTACTGCTTTAGCTGCACTAAAAAGTTTAGAGATCTCAGAAGACGAAAATGACTATGATTTAGCGGTAGAAATCTTAAAAGATCAGTTTACTCAAAAGAAATATTTAGAATTATTAAATGATAGTCTTAATGATATATCTATAAAAACTTCTACTGAAATAGTAGATTTAGCAAGTACAATATCTTTAAAATTAGAAGAAGTAATTAAACCTAGTAGTTATATGCGTAAATCTAGTGAGATAATGTTATTTAAATCTAAAGAGGAGATAGCGGAAGATACTATGTTTTTAGGTATAAGTAATAAATTTGACTCTGAATATGGTGCGGCTAGGAGAGGAGAAGTATTACTTATAGGTGGTAGAAGAGGGGCTGGTAAGTCTGTTATATGTACTAATATTACTCAAGAAGCTGTATTAAATGGTTTTATAGTTCCATACTTTGCCTTAGAAATGACAGGGGAAGAAACTAAGCAAAGACATATGGCTATAGCTAGTGGTGTGAAAGCATTAAAAATACGTAATCAAAGTTATAATATAGAAGATTTAGATAATTTAGTTTTAACATTATGTAAAAACTATATAAATGGTAAAGAATTATATAATAGAGAGCAAAGTAAATTAATAGATTTTAATGCATATATAGAATTTGAAAAATTACTATATGCTGAAGGTATTCCTGATGATTCAAAAGGAGACTTAATAGTAATAGATGATACTGCTTTAAAATTATCCTCTATAGATAACTACTTAACTAGACTTAAATCTAGATATGGAAAAAGGGTAGGGCCAGTTATAATTGACTATGTTAATCAAATAGTAATGGATGGTACAAAAGACATAGATATGTATAATTGGACAGTACAGATATTAATCGCTAAAAAACTAAAAGAATTAGCTAAAAAACACAATATAACTATATTTGCACCTTATCAAATAGATGAATCTGGAGAAGCTAGGATGGCTAAAGGTATTTTGGATTCTTGCGATTTTGCATATACCGTAAAACCTATTCATGTAGAAGGAAAAGATATAGGGCTATTAGAGTGGACAGGTACCAAAGCTAGAGGTTTACCTACTTTTAATTTTAAAGTTAAAATTGATTGGTCTACATTAAAAATTTATCCTAATGAATTATCTCCTATAGAGATATTAGAAATTATAGGTGAAGAAGCTAATGAAGAAAAACCAAAGAAAAATAATAAAAAGAAAAGTCAGAATGAGATAGAAGATTCTATGGAGTTAAAATTATAATGAATAATGATGTATTAGATCTTTTAAATAAGAAAAATATTCAATATACTTTAAAAGGTAAAGATGCTTTAATATTTTGCCTTAATCCAGATCATGATGATTCACATCCCTCCTGTAGAGTAGATATTTATACGGGCAAATATAATTGTTTTGCCTGTGGCTTTGGTGGCAAAAATATATTTGAATATTTTAATGAGTATTATAATCCAATAAATATAAAAGTAAATGCTCTTAAAGATAAAATATCTAATTTAATATTAGATATAAATGGTATAGAATTACCAGAAGGTATTGAATACTATTTAGGAAGTCATAGAGATATACCTCCTAATTTATATAAAAAATATAATGTATTTATGCATCCTAAATATGGTGATGATAGATTATGTTTTCCTATTACAGATATTACTGGTAAGATAACTAATATATTAGCTAGAAAATTATATGATAAAATACCTCCAAAATATATAGTATATCCAGAAAATAGACCTATACCAGTATTTCCAGTAAGAAAGAATAATTATACTATATTAGTTGAAGGTATATATGATGTACTAAATTTAGAAGCTAAAGGACTAGATACAGCCACAGCCTGTTTTGGAACTAAAAGTATAACAGATAAGAATGTTTTAGATAAATTATCTCCTATAATATATAGTGGAACTAATACATTATTTATCTTATTGGATAATGATAAGGCTGGTAATATTTCAGCAGAATATCTTAAAAAATGTATAGAAAATAAGATAGATATAAGAGTAATAATATTAAATACATATATACCTGTAGGTAAAGACCCTGGCGATCTCACTAAAGAAGAAGTGGATTCATTAAAAGAAATTATTGAAAATTTTATTTACTAGTTGGTATATTAATAATATAATATATTAATTAGGAGGACGAATGACACAAAAAATATTAGTAATTGATAAAAACCCTAATAAAACCGACTATTCAAAAGTATTCGGTTTTGAGGTAGAAACTAAGTACTTATGTAATGAGAAAGTAGCTAGAGTATTAAAGTCTAATCTAACATTAGATTTAGATATTATATTTGATTATGATTTTGTTATATTAATAGGTGCAGATGCATTAAAAATATTTTCTAATTCTACATCCATAACTGAAGCTACAGGAAGACGAGTGGGATTAAAAAAATCTAAATATTTTGAAAATAAAGAACATGATGGTTTAATAGCTTGTGTAAATCCTATGATGACACACTTTAAACCAGAGATGAAACCTATAACAGAGCAGTCTATAGAAAGTATTCAAAATATTATTAAAGGATTAGTAACTGAGAAAATACCAACTAATTATAAATTAATTGATACAGAAGAAAAAGCTAAAGAATATCTTAATTTTCTAATAGAAATGCCACCTAAGTTATTAGCACTTGACTCTGAAACCAGTGCTCTTTATCCTAGAGATGGATATGTATTGGGTATATCCATTACACATGAAATGGCCCAAGGTGTATATATACTATCAGATTGTCTTACAGAAAATATACTTAAAGATTTCCAAGAATTAATTATAAATAATAGTTCCATACATTTAGTATTGCATAATGCTAAATTTGATTTAAAGTTCTTTAAGTTTCATTTTGGTTGGGATTTTAATAAAGCTTTTATTGAAAATAGACTACATGATACTATGCTTGAGCATTATATCCTAGATGAAAGAGCTGGTACTCATGGACTAAAGTCATTAGCTATCAAATATACAGATCTAGGGGATTATGAACTTCCTTTAGAAGAGTTTAAAAAAGAATATTGTAAGATTAATAAAATAAAATTAGAAGATTTTACTTATGACTTGATACCTATAGATATTATATGGAAATATGCTGCATGTGATACTGATGTTTGTTATAGATTACATAATTATTTCTACCCATTAATTGAATCTAATGCTAAACTAAAAAGTTTATATTATGATGTTATGTTACCTTCTCTAGAGTTTCTTACTAGAATGGAAGATAGAGGTGTTCCAGTAGCTATAAGTAGACTTCAATCAGCTAAAAGCTTCCTATATAAGAAATTAGAACGTTTAAATACAGAACTTAGAAGTAGACAAGAAATTAAAGTATTTGAAGATAAAATGGGGAAAGAATTTAATCCTAATTCACCTATTCAATTAAGAACTCTTCTATTTGATATTGCTGGTATAACCCCTTTAGATGTATTTACTAGCACAGGTCAATTATCTACTGATGCAGATGTTTTAGAAAAATTAAGTGAAAAACATCCACTACCAAAATTATTATTAGAAATAAGAAAAACTCTAAAAATATTAAATACTTATATTATTAAAATGATAGATAATATAGATAAAGATGGTAGGTTAAGAACTGGGTTTAATCAACATACTACTACTTCAGGTAGACTTAGTTCTAGTGGTAAACTTAATTTACAGCAATTACCTCGCGATGATGCAATGGTTAAAGGATGTATTGTAGCACCTAAAGGATATAGAGTAGTAGCATGTGATTTAACAACTGCTGAAATGTGGGTAGCAGCATCTTTATCTGGCGATAAAGCTTTACAGGAAGTTTTTATCAATATGGCCAAAGATGGTAAAAATGCTGTAGACTTCCATAGCTCTATTGCACATCTGGTATTCCAGCCAGATTGTCTTGCTACTGAGGTTAAAAAACTTTATCCGGCGCTCAGGCAAGCAAGTAAGGCGATTAACAAGTAATTTCCGAGATTATGAAGTTGCCTTTAAACCTCTCTAATTGCTAGAAACCCCTTAAGACTAATAAACTACAACGTAATTAGAAATAATAAGCGTGAATGTTTAAAAATTATTGGTATTGGGCAACCAGCAGCTAAGACTCTAAGTATTAAAAAATTGCTTTACAAGCATGTCGTAAATTTATATAATATAAGAGTAAAGTTCAACGACTATCGAAACCACATTTAAGTATGGAAGGGAGTAGAGTAGGACGCAAGTGCGGTGGTATTTTCGGATACCTTTACCGAAACGGGAGGGTGTTAAGATAAATACTAAAAAGACAATTACCACACTAGAAGATGCCGTAGATATCGCTTTGCAGTTTTTCGGTGATAATATACCAACAACTGTTAAAGAATACGAAAGCAACTTTCCAAAAGGTATGGGTAGAACTGCTATTAAAAGTAACTTAGATATAACTATAAGTCAGTTTTTAAAACTACTAAACCCAAAATACGTTAAAACTAACGAAAGAATTAATTTTAATGTATTACTAGGTTTAGCAAATAAACTAGATTTTAATTTAGTAGATTATACTTTGGATAACTCTATTAATACTACAGTTACCTTGGAATGTAAACATTGTGGTAAAATACAAAGAAAATCATATAAAAGCCTAGCTAACTGCGTAAAGGGATGCGTATACTGTAAGGCTAAAAATGTACAGTTAAAGTTTAATAAAGATAGAATAAATAGTTCATTAGAGCGAGTAGGTGCTAGCTTAGTTAGTGATATACCAGACTCACAAACTGGAATAATTACTTTAAAATGCAATAAGTGCTTAACAGAATACAGTACACAATTAGTAGGCTTAGTGTCGCCCAATTCTTTAAAAAGAGGAACATGCCCTAATTGTAGAAATTCTGACTATAGAGTTGTATACAATAATATAACTTTTGGTTCTAATTTTGAACTAGAATGCTATAAGCTTATATGTAAGTATAATATTGCCCATTTAGAGCTGCAAGTTCCTTACAAAGAATTTGGTAATACTGATAGAAGGTGGGTATGTGACTTCCTATTAGACAGTACTATTATAGAAGTATCTACTTTTAAATCTGATTATAAGGGTTATAAAACAAATCTATCTGAAAAACGACAATTCATAGAACATAGTACAACATATGATTTTGAGTTTTTTGATTCATTAAAAGAATTAGAAAGCTATCTTAATGCAAGATATAGTCTCAACGTCTATTGAAAAATAGAGATGAGTTTAACGAACTCAGTAAGAAAATGTTCATTCGGAATACTATTCGGTTCAGGCCCAGATAAAGTAGCTGCTACTATTAACGAAGCCCTATTCGAGCAACATATAGAGCAAGGTACTCCTTATAATCCTATTGATAGAGATAAAGCTGAAGAATATATTGAAATCTATTTCAATAAATTCCCTCAACTTAAAAAATGGATTAAAGAATCTCATAATACAATTTTATCTAATGGATTTATCTACAGTCATTTTGGCAGAAAACGTAGACTACGTAATATTAGATCTACTGATAGAGGTATTGTAGGTGAAGAATTAAGAAGTGGATTTAATGCTATTATTCAAGGAGCCTCTTCTGATGTATTAATGTTAGGTGCTATAGACGCAGATAAAGAAATTCAAGAAAAGAATTTAGATGCCGAAATAGTTATGTTAGTACATGACTCTGTAGTAGCTATAGTTAGGGAAGATTTAGTGGAAGAATATTCTGAATTAATAGTAAGAAATATTCAAAAAGATAGAGGATTAAATTTTGGTGGATTTGGTGTTGGAGTTACATTTGATTCGGAAGAAGGTGGTTCTCTTGACTACTCATGTGGTAAGATGGATAAACAATATCCAGAATTAGTGAGGATGGTTGCCTAATAAGCAACCATTTTTTATATGGAATATCCAGTTTATTCTTTAAGAAGTTTCACTGATAAGTATATAGAAGATAATAAAATTATAATAGAGACATATTATAATACTTATATATTGGATGACCTAAACTTAGTATCTAAAATCCCTGATTATGTTAAAAGACGTTTATATATAGAAGAAAATAAAGAACTATATAATTATAAACTATATCCTCTATCTAATAAGTTTACTAATTTAGTTCAAATTAATAGGTTTTATAGAGAGACTAAAAATAAACATTATATAGATATAAATGGTAGTATATTTGTATACAAGCCTACTAAAAGAGTGCAAGTAGTATGGAAGAGGCCAAAATATATTGCAGGTAGGTATCCAGATACTTATTTAGCTATAGTTAGAGATATGCCATACCCATTCTTAGTAAATAAAGTTTATAAATATATAGCAATAACTACTATTTATAATTCTGCTTTTATATATGATGTATCTGATGATCAGCAAAAGCTGAATGAATATTTTTGGAGGAAAATTTGAAATTAATAGTATCTAACAAAATATACTTTAAACATAATAATTATGATCTATTATCAAAAATCGAAAAGTCTTTAACGTATTTAGTAGATAATGGTGCACCTGGTAAAAGAGGAATGCCTAGCAGACCTAAATACTTAATAAGATTTGGTAAAATAAGAGATGTTTATTGGGTACCAACAGGTAAACTTGATTACTTAAAAGAAGTATTTAGTAATGAAAAGCTAGAGATAATTGATAAAAGGGTTTTAGTACCTGCCAAGATACCTAAACCTTCTTTTACTTTAAGAAAAGATCAACAACAAATATACAATGAGTGTAATGATTCTTGTATTATTAACGGTAAACCGGGTTTGATAAACTGAGGCTCGGTATAAACTCCTCTAATTGCTGGAATAGCCTTAGAGATAGTTAAACTACAACGTAAATAGAAATATTAAGCGTGAAAGTATAAAAATTAACTATATTGGCCAATCAGCAGCTAAGATCCTTCAAAATTATATTTGATAATCCTTGGATTTTAAATTATAATTTTATGGATAAAGTTCAGAGACTATCGAAACCACATATAATAATGGAAGGGAGTAGAGTAGAGCCAAGTGGTCTAGGTGTAGAGTAATAATCTAATAAATCCTAGTTAAATCGAAATGGGGAGCAATATTGTGAAAGAAATATCAACGACTAAAGTAGCTTTAGATAGAGCTATAGCAATGAAAGTTACTATAGTAAAATCTATAAGATATAATAATTATAAATAATATTGAAGATATAGTCCAATCTTTAGGGAAACTTAAAGAGAATGAGTAACGATCATTCGTAACACAAATGTTTGGTAAAACAATAGAAGCTTTAGCGATAGCTCATAAACTACAACAAAAAACATTAGTAATATGTACTAATGTTTTTCTGAGAGAGCAATGGGAAAAAGAAATTGAAAAACATTTTGGATTTACTCCTGGTATTATAGGTTCAGGGCATTATAACACTAAACCTCCTATAGTAGTAAGTAATATTCAAACAGTTGCTAAGTATGGATTAGAACTAAATTCCACTTTTGGATTAGTTATAGTAGACGAAGCGCATCATTGTCCTGCTTCTACATTTTCGAAGATATTAGACGAGAGTAGGGCTAGATATAAAATAGGGTTAACAGGTACTCTAAAAAGAAAAGATGGATTACATTGTACTTTTTCAGGTTACTTTTCAGATAAAGTATTCCAACCACCAGTAAATAATACTATTAATCCTGTAGTGCATAGTTATAGCACTGATATTCAAATACCTGGTAATATAAGTGTTCCTTGGGCTTTAAGGATTAATGAATTATATGAAAACCCTGCATATAGGACTTTAATAGTTAACTTAATAAAAGTATATGAAAGTTTAGGGCATAAAATCCTAGTATTAGTAGATAGGGTAGAGTTTGCTAATTTTTTACATGAACAAATAACTAATAGTTATATAATATTAGGGGAAACTTCAGGCATAGATAGAGAAAGAGTATTAAAAGCGGTTAGTGATAGCAAACAATCTACCATAATAGCTAGTGTATCTATATTTAAAGAAGGTATTTCTCAGAATGATTTATCATGCCTAATTAATGCTACATCTACTAATAATGAAGCTTTAGTAGAACAAACTGCTGGTAGGGTTATGCGAAAAGCTGATGGTAAATTAGATCCTGTTATAGTTGATATAGGGTTAGACGGTATTACAGGTACTAGACATAGATCTGATAGATTTAATTTTTATTATAGTTTGGGCTGGGAAGTAAAGCCTATTAATATAAATAATATTTATGAAACATTAACTAATTAATGAATTTACCGAAACATTTTTAAAAACTTTAAAAAATTTATTTACTATATTATAAATTTTTTATATAATATTTATATTGAGTTAAGGGAAATAAATGCTTTTCTTTAATTACACAAATATCTATCTACTAGCAAGGGGTGATAGCTATTTAATAGTACGTTATCTGCAAGAAATAAGTAAAGGACGATATAAAGACTTAATTGGGTATAATTTTATAGTTAACCCTAAAATACTATTTAATAGTAAATATAGTTATAGAGTTCTAGCAGAATATGTAGGCCTATGCAGTCTGAGAAATTATTCCGACTTTAAACTAACTAAACAAACAAATTTGCATATATCAAGATTACCAATATGGGTACCAGATATAGCAGTCAAAGAAAATCCGTTAATAGAAATAAATAATTCATTTTTAGAATTTAAATCAGAAAAGGAAAATATATGACACAAAATACATCACTAGGTTGGGATTCAGCTAAAGGCGAAGCAGAACGTAATGAAATTAAATGGATGAAAATGGCTGGGGGAGAAAACCAATTTCGTATCATAAGTGGGATTATTCCACGTTATGTTTACTGGCTAAAAAATCTAGAAAATAAACCTCGTTCTTTTGAATGCTTACAATTTGATCGTACTCGTGAAAAGTTTGTAAACTCTCGTAAAGACCCTATCCGTGAGTTAGGATTTACTCAACTAGGTGCTCCAGGTACTAAAGATGAAGGTAAAGAAATACCTTTGAAAAGTAAAAGAGCTTATGTTTGCCAAGTAATTAATCGTGCTACAGGAGAAATTGAATACTTAGACCTTAAAAAATCCATCTTTGATGGTATTAAAAGTGTTAGTGCTCAATTAGGTAAATCTCCATATGATTTCGATATTTTTGTTAAGAAAACAGGTAGTACTTGGAATAATACTGAATATGCTGTAATGGAAATTAAGTGTATGAAAGATGCTGAAAGTCCAAATGCAGATAGAGATGCTAAGGATGAAGCACTTAAAGCGCAAGCCAAAGATATTAATGAAGTTTTCCCAGTACCTTCATATGAGGAATTACTAGAAGATGTTCGTAATTGGGTATCTAGTTCTTCTAATAAGGATGAAGAAGAAAAAACAAATTCAACTGCTGCTAATGAAGCAATTGATGAACTAGAATTAGAATAATAGTTATTAATTGATTTAAGGGAGCATTTAGCTCCCTTTTTATTTGGGGGATTAATGAAGATTTTATTTACAGCAGATTGGCATATAAAAATATCAAAGGATATTCCAGAATACTGGGAAAGGCAAAGACTTAGACTTTTAATACAAGAAATAAATAATATATATAGAGAACATTGTTGTAATTTAGTAGTAATAGGTGGAGATATCTTAGATATAGCTAAACCTAGTACAGAAGAACTGGATTTATATTTTGAAGCTATGGCTTCATTAAATGTTGATAAATGTATTATATATACGGGTAATCATGAAGTTATAAATTTTAAAAGCTGCCTTATAGGATTAAAAGAAGAAACAACTCGATGTAATCCTAAAGTAGAAATTATTACAGAACCTTATAGAAGTGAAGATTTTGATATTATTGATTTTGTTGAGCTTCATAAAAAAGAGTGGATTCCCTCTAAATCTAAAATATGTTTTACACATGTACGAGGAAGCATCCCACCACATGTTAAGCCAGAGATAGATTTAGAAAAATTTAATAAACATGGATATAGTTTAGTAATAGCAGGAGATTTACATTCAGTTACTAATTCTCAATTTGTCAATAAAACTCCTTTATTATATCCAGGCTCTCCATTTTCTACAACTTTTATTCGTACTAAACCCAATAATAATTATGGAGTGTATATAGTAGATACAGATACTTTATCTTATGATTGGATTTCTTTAGATCATTTACCGCAACTTATTTTACAATCTATTAGTTCAGAAGAAGAAATAAAAGAAGATTCATATAATAGAGTAATGTACGAGTTAGTAGGTAATGTAGTAGAATTAGGTAAAGTATCGAATAATTCTTTGATAAAGAAAAAAGTTAATACTGGTATTACTAAAAATCCTAAACTAGATCTTAGAAAAGCTAGTAAGTTAGAAGATGAATTTTTACTATATTGTAGGAATATATTAAAAATAAATGAAAAACAGATTGAAGACCTTCTTACCGAGCTACATAATAGTGTAGATATAAGTAAATATAATGATTAAACTAAAAACTTTAATAATAAATAATTGTTTACCATTTGGTAAGGATGTAGAAATATACTTAGATAGATCTACGGTTACTCAATTAGTAGGTAAAAATGGAACAGGTAAAAGTTCTATACCTATTTTATTAGAAGAAATTCTATATAATAAAAACTCTAAAGGTGTATTAAAAGGAGACCTATTAAATAGGTTTTCTGGTTCAGATACTTATTCCTTGACTTTACTATTTAATGTTGATAATGATAAGTATAAACTACAGAAGACAGTAAAAAATACAGCTAAAGTTTATTTAGAGAAGAATGGTAAAGATATAAGTGCCCATACAGCTACACAAACTTATAAAATTATAGAAGATATACTAGGAATGGATATGACTGCCTTTTCTAAGTTAGTTTACCAATCTATTCTTTCATCTATGAACTTCCTGGTAGATACTGACTCAAATAAGAAAAAATTTTTAGTTAATTTACTAAATCTTTCTAAATATTTAAATATAGAAGAAGAAATAAAAAAATCTAAAAAAGAATTAGAAACATCAATAAGTAGTCTAGAAGCTTCAATATCACAGTGTACTAAAAGTATTAGTAAAATACAAATACCTAGCATTCAGGCAAAGATAGAAGTTCCAGATAAATTAGACTTTTCTGAGGAGTTATTAAACCTCTCTAAAGATAAAACTAATTTAACAGCTAAATTAAAGCTATTAGAAAACAATTTAATAAATTGGAAAGATAACTATAATAAATTGATTGCTGACTATAATAATAATAAATTATTATACAATACCAAAGTTAATACTATTTCTAAATTCAAGGATAAATTTTTAAATAGTACAATATTGCTAGCTAACATAAAAAAATTAGAAGAGCAACTAAAGGAAACCCAGCGCCCAGACATCGAAAAGTTAAAAGTCTTAAAAGATTACATATCTACTAATAGCTTAGAACAAGTTAAAAAAGAGACTAGATTAGACTTATTAAGAAAAGCTTTTAAAGAACTAAAAGATGAAGTGAGTATAACTAATTGTCCTAGATGTGGGTCACCTATGGATGTGGCTGCTAAAGCTAAAGAGTTATATAGAATTAAGGATGAGTATGATTTATTACTAAATGAGTATAACAGTATTAAACAAAGTATAGAAGAAGTAACAAATAATATTAGTATACTACAACAAGAGTTAAATGGGTATAATACTCTAGAAGCTAAATTAAAGAAAACTATATTAGAGCATGAGAAACTATCAGAGGAACTTTCGGTTCTAAAATTAGAAATGAATAATTTAGGAATACCAGAATTATATAGTGCAAATCCGACAGGTAATTTTAATATTGAAGAACCTAAGAAACCAGAAATAGAATCAGAAACAGACATTAAAGATTTAATAGATAATATTAAGCTAGATATTTCAATTATTAGTAATAAAGAATTAAAGATTAGAAAAGAAATACAAGATAGAGACTCTCTAATAGAATCCATAATTAAAGAGAATATATCTATTGAAGTAAATAATTCTTTAAGAGATTCTTTATTAAAACAAAAACAAGAATTAAATTCTGAGCTAGAAGATTACAAAAAGGATTTAGAGATTCTTAATAATAAATTAAATAATAAAAATATATTGTTAAAGATATTTAATAATAAAGGATTAATAGCTTATAAATTAGAAAGTTCTGTTAAAATATTTGAAGATAAAGTAAATTATTATCTATCTGAATTATCAGAAGGAGTATTTGCATTAGGATTTGAGCTAGAAGATAATAACCTTAAAGCAAATATATACTCTAGTGGTAAATCAGTAAATATAAAAACACTAAGTTCAGGAGAATTAGTAAAAGTAAATATATCTACGTTACTTGCAATTAGAGATTTAATATCAGTAGTTTCTAAAAGTAGTATAAATGTACTATTTTTAGATGAAATAATTTCCTTTGTAGATGTTGAAGGTATTGAAGATTTAATTAATACACTTCTGAAACTAAAAGAATTAAATATTTTTATGGTTAGTCATAATTATGTACATCCTTTAGTAGAAGTAGTAAAAGTAATAAAAGAAAATAATATATCAAGGGTTGAATATAATGGTTGATTCTAGGACTAAGGGACAGAGAGCTGAATATGCAGTTAGAGATTTATTAAGAGATAAGACTAAACTAGGTTGGGAGAGAGTTCCAGGTTCTGGGGGTTTTACAGTTAATCATGGATTAAAGGGAGATATTTATCTCCCACAAACTACTGGTAAAATATCAGCTTTCGCTATTGAAGTAAAACATTATGCAGATGATGTTATAAATAGTAATCTATTTAATTCAACAGAATCACAGTTAGAAAAGTTTTGGAATCAAACGGTGCGTGAGGCTAAAGAGATAAGTGCAAAACCGATGCTAATTTTTAAGAAAGATAGAGGAAAATGGCTTTGTGCTTTAAGTGAAAATGAATTAGAAAATATAAGTGCAAAACCGACCCTTATTTTTACTAAGGGTTCTTCTAGAATTATTATATATCTTTTTGAAGAAGTATTAGCACAAGGTACGGAGTATTTTATAAAATGATAGGTTGGGACGAAGTAACAAATAGATATGGTGATGGTAATAATCTATTATTAGTAGATGGTATAAATTTTGCTATGAGATTTAGTACTAGGTCTACTATTATATATGCACCAGAGTTTTTAGCAAATATTAGATCTATTGCTAAATCTTATGGGTGTAGAAAAATAATAATATTATCGGATAACAAAGGAAGCTCATATAGAAAAGATATTTACCCAGAGTATAAGGCTAATAGACAGGAAAGAAGGGATGAACAAACCCAGGAAGAAAGAGACGCATTTGAAATATTCTTCAAAGAATATTTAAGGTCTCTAGAATTAGCACAAGAATCTGGTATTACGGTAGTATCATTAAAAGGAGTAGAAGCTGATGATTTAGCAACATACTTCTGTAATAATACACAAGATTTATTTACTAATATATGGTTATGTAGTACGGATGGTGACTGGGATCAATTATTACAGTCTAATATTAAGAGATTTTCTTATAAAACTAGAAAAGAATATACATTAGATAACTTTTATGATAATCATGGATGTGATACACCAGAACAATTTACTCATATAAAAGCTATACAAGGTGACATGGGGGATAATGTTAGAGGTGTTGATGGTATTGGCCCAAAACGTGCATATAATTTAATTAGAGAATATGGTTCAGTTCATGAAATTTATGCAGCTCTTCCTTTAGAAGGTAATCAGTTATTTATTAAAAATTTAAATAAATTTGGTGATAAATTACTATTAAATTTACAATTAGTAGACTTACCCTCTTACTATGGAACAGCTATAGATCATGCTGCTAAATTATATAATGAAGATTATTTCGATTATTTAAATAAAGTAGTAGGAGAATTACATAATGCTTAATAAAGTAAAAATTTACTGTAGAGATAGTGAGTGTTTACCTTATATAGGTAGTGATAGTGCAGCAGGTATGGATTTAAAATCTATGAAAGATTTTTCATTAGCACCAGAAGCAGAAATTACTATATATACGGGAGTAACTGTGGAACTACCTCCATTTACTGTAGGACTAGTAGGCCCTAGGTCTAGTCTAGGTAGTATGGAAGGAGTATATGTAACTCTAAAAAATACTATAGGATTTATAGACTCAGACTACAGAGGGGAAATACAGGTAAAATTAATTAATAAAGGTAAGAAAACTATTACGGTATTTAAAGGGGATAGAATATGCCAATTAATAGTTGTGCCACATTTATCACCCAAATTTGACCTTGTAGACTCTTTGGAAGATTTATCCCCTACACGACGCGGTAGCGGCGGATGGGGGAGTAGTGGGAATGATATTAAAATAGAAAAAAGCTAGTAGATTTCTCTACTAGCTTTTTTTATTATTTATATAATATTTTAAGTGTTACTATATCTAAATCTATAAACAATTTAGCAATAGGTGATTTACCATTACTACCAATACTTTTAGACTTATCTAACTTCATTATTCCAACCTATTATCAATATTGAGACTATTTAAAAATTTATCAATATCGCCATTTGAGTTTGCTCTCGCCTCCACTTCAAAAGCATTATTATGGTATCCATTCTTAAAGAACTCCATAACATACTTAATCATGAACATGAACTTACCTAGTTTCTGCATTTGCATAATGTGTGTGCATTCATGCGCAAGTAGTTTCTTGTCATCGTAGTAGCCGGGCCTAATATATACAGTGTCCCATAAAGAGGTCCACCCAATTACTGTGTTTGTTCGTTGAATCCAACCAAGAAAATTTACCATCTTCTCTACAAATCCAACCATCGGTTTAACAATAATTTTACTCATTACACGTACCTATATTTCTTAATAAGAATCCAACTATTAATATTTGGAGAAAGTGCTGTAATTAATTCTTGTAAACGTTTTGTCATTTAAATCTCCTAAAAGAAATAACATCCCTGTTAGTTAATCTCCTAAAGTATTAGAAGAAAAATTCTTCATTATACATGTAAGCTGTTACGTAAGTAGTTCCACCATCATTTGAAAAATCAACTGCAATTTTATCAGAACCAGTAACTGTTTCCCCTGAACTATAAGTAAATTGTATTGTAAAAGCTTTTGTTGCATCTTGCCCACAAGTAACAGTAGTCCATGAAGTAGCAGTAACGCCTGTTGATAAGACAACTTCTCTTGTTCCTGTACTATCAATTATGTTCCATTTGTTTATATAAGGTGAAGGTGTTGGATTTACGGCTCTAAAACGTATACTAAGTGTTTGACCGGAAGTAGTAGCATACGCCCATGTATAACTGTTTAAGCCTATTTGTAAACTTCCATTTAAATTAAAAATATCTTCTACTTTTGGTGTTGGAGGGTAATTACCAGTGTTTCCAAGATTATCTGTACTAAAATTAAATAAAATACCTCTTACCCACACAGTTACACCATTTAATTGAAGCTCTTGTACTTGTGCACCGTTCAACAGTACATTCGAAACATCTACTCCGTTTATTTGTAAACCCATTGTATTAACTCCTCCGAATTAAGTTGTAATCAAATTCAAAACACCACCTGAGAATGTGTATTTAAAACCACCACGAACAGTATCAGTAGGTGCTGCCAATGTTAATGCAACGGCAACGTTTGCGGAACCGTCAACCGAAGCGGAACCAGTAGCTCCACCTGTAAAGGATAATGTTCGGGCTGTGCCCCAGTTCGCTGTTGTAATGTTTGCAGAACCATTAAAAGAAGTTCCATTAATAGTACGGGCGGTTTGCAGAGTAGTTGCAGTAGCAGCATTCCCAGTTGTGGAAGAACTAGAACCTGTAACACTGATAGGCCAAGTACCACTTGTTCCTGTACCAGTAAGAGGTGCATAAGCATGAGTATGGCTCGTTGGAGCAGCACCCACATCTGCAGCAGTAGGCTTGTTACCAGTGTGGTAGATAGTCATCCAGCCAGAGTTTGCTCCATTAGACACTCTTCTAAATGCAAGAATATCTGAGTTGAAGCAAGCTGCGATATCCACATAGTAACCACCTGCGTTAGAATGGTTTAGCGTAATATGGTGATACCAATCATTCGTAGGGTTCAGCAACTGCGAACCATTAGCACCTGTTCCACCAGTTCCAGAGAAGTTAGACACCTGCAAACCTTGTCTTCCGTAGGCAACTGTAGAGTCATTCCCCCATAAATTAGCGGAATTTAAAGGTAAATAATCATGAGTATGAGAAGCAGCAGCATAAGAACCAGCAGGTTGAGCACCTATTTCAGCCAAACTCCAAGCAACGTTAGCAGAACCATCTACAGACTTTCCAGTATTACCTATTGTTAAGGTTCTCGCCGATACCCATCTAGAAGAAGAAGCAGCATTACCAGTAATAGCAATAGTCCAAGTTCCTGTTGCACCTGTTCCTGTAGTTGATGGAACACCTATTTCAGCTAACGTCCACGTATAATTTCCAGATCCATTAATTGATTTACCGGTACTTCCGATTGTAATTGTACGAGACGTTCCCCACGTGGATGTTGTAATATTAGAAGTACCATCAAAAGAAGTCCCATTAATAGTTCTAGCATTTAATAATTTTGTAGCAGAAACTGCATTTTGAGCTGCACCTAATGCACCAACATCAGTATAATCTATTACTACTACACCTTGATACCCATTAACAGATGTTACAGACTCTGTATTATCAATTTTGTAATATGAATCAAGGTTAGCAGAATAACATATACTATCACCCACACCATAATCTACAGAATTAATTACTCCTGCTACAGTAACTTTCCAAAAAGCTGATCTATTATTGGTACCATCATTAGGGGGTGTAGGGTACACACCCAAAGAAGCATCATAACTACCCATCTCAACCATAGCACCTTGTAGAGAGGTAGCAGCCAATTCTGCTGCATTTTTATATTCTAGGGCAGCAAGTTCACTAATAGCAGCATTAGTTTCACTAGTTGCAGCAGCATTTTTACTAGCTAAAGCTGAACTAGCTGAACTAGCAGCATTAGTTTCACTAGTTGCAGCAGCATTTTTACTAGCTAAAGCAGCACTAGCTGAATTAGCAGCATTAGTTTCACTAGTTGCAGCAGCATTTTTACTAGCTAAAGCTGAACTAGCTGAACTAGCAGCACTAGTTTCACTAGTTGCAGCAGCTTGCTCAGATGCTAAAGCTGCACTAGCTGAACTAGCAGCATTAGTTTCACTAGTTGAAGCATTTTGCTCCGAAGTTAGAGCAGCACTAGCTGAACTAGCAGCATTAGTTTCACTAGTTGCAGCAGCATTTTTACTAGTTAGAGCAGCACTAGCTGAACTAGCAGCATTAGTTTCACTAGTTGAAGCAGCATTTTTACTAGTTAGAGCAGCACTAGCTGAACTAGCAGCATTAGTTTCACTATTTTCAGCAGCTTGCTCAGATGCTAAAGCTGCACTAGCTGAACTAGCAGCATTAGTTTCACTAGTTGCAGCAGCTTGCTCAGATGCTAAAGCTGCACTAGCTGAATTAGCAGCATTAGTTTCGCTAGTTGAAGCAGCTTGCTCAGATGCTAAAGCTGCACTAGCTGAACTAGCAGCATTAGTTTCACTAGTTGCAGCAGCATTTTTACTAGCTAAAGCTGAACTAGCTGAACTAGCAGCACTAGTTTCACTAGTTGCAGCAGCATTTTTACTAGTTAGAGCAGCACTAGCTGAATTAGCAGCATTAGTTTCACTAGTTGAGGCATTTTGCTCAGAGGTTAGAGCAGCACTAGCTGAATTAGCAGCATTAGTTTCACTAGTTGCAGCAGCATTTTTACTAGTTAGAGCAGCACTAGCTGAATTAGCAGCATTAGTTTCACTAGTTGCAGCAGCATTTTTACTAGTTAGAGCAGCACTAGCTGAATTAGCAGCATTAGTTTCACTAGTTGAAGCAGCATTAGCTGAATTTTCAACTTCTAATTTTATAGCATTTAGAGTAGATAAACTGACACTAGAGGGGCCACCGCTAGTTATTTTTAGAACAGTACCAAGAGATATCTCATCTAAAGTTACAGAGTTTATTTTATAAATTTTTACACCAATCATTGTCTCACCTTATGTTCTAGTAGCAGTTCTATTAATAAAAATTTTACCAGATAAAACTTTAGATACTATTCCTGCTGAATTCTCTAATACTACATCATAGTAGCCTGCTAAAGTTACTTGTGTATCTGCCAAATTAAGCCCAGTTAATCTAGATTTAGGTATAGATAAAAATATTCTGTTACTAGTAGATGCATCTTCTAATTGACAATCAAAGCTAAATAATACTATAGATGTATCAGAGAAATTATTACGAACATCAGCACTAACATTAGTAACTTCAGATAAATCTAGTGGAGTTTCAATGGTATCTATACCATTAGAGTCCAATGTAATATCTACTAAATCTAGAGCTATATCAAAATCTGTATTTTCATCTACATATAAGTCAAATGTAGGGTTATTTTTCATTTTTATGTTTTCCTTAAGAATAATTTGGTAAATTATCGAACTGGTCATATGTAGCACAATCAATTGCTAAAATATATTCTTGTAATAAAGGTACTCCCATATTTTTAACTATACTAGGAAAATCTTCCCCAGTTAAAAATACTGCACTTTTAACAGTTGTATTACTACCATTGTATAAACAGCCTTGTTGGCCTCTATAGTATCTAGGCTCATATACCCCAGATTCTATGCTTTCAGGTATATACCACATATTAGTAGTAGCAGCTATTGTAGCTACTTTACCTGTAATAGTTACATCCCATTGTGGGTCCACATATGCTTTTGGTGATACATTATTCCAATAAATTAAAGAACCTAAAGTATTTCTTGTCTGTAGCATAGCTCTACTACTATTAAAAGTCTTTATACCATCTGGTCTTTGTATAATTACACCATAATTCATATTTGGTATATAGTTAGCTTCAACAAAGACATAAAAATCTACAACAAAACCATTGGTATTAGGGCCTGATTGTCTCTCTCCAGATACTATATAATCATCTCTATTACCTAGCAATACTCCGTAATATTTACCAGAAGAAGTAATTACATGTGTATTCACAGGATAGGTTCCAGATATAGTAACTGCAAAACATAATATACTTACTGACGTCGGTAAATTAAATAGAGGGAACGTTTGATTATTAGTAGAATCTTTAGTAATTCTATACTTACCCCAGTAATGAAATGCTCTTTCATTATTATTTATTACTAAGTTACCGTCTTTATTATGGAATAGTAAGCCATGAACTGCCATTAGGTTCTACCCCCAAAGAATGAGAAAGATATTGGGCCGTAATATGTACCTCCTTGTACAGAGCCTATAATACATGATACATGAAAAGTTTTATTAGTATAATTTAAATTGTTACTTATACTGAAAAAATATCCAATAGCATTACTAGACCCACCTAAATTTACGGTCATATCTTTATTTACAGTATCTACTTTAACTATCCTAAATATGTTAATATCTGTATCAAACCATGAGGGTAAATCTATATCAAAGTTACCAGTAATAGGATTAGTAAACTCTACAGTCATTATGTGATTTAAACCTACATAGTTATAAGTAGTGGGAATAGCTATCCCACTACTCGTAGTATTATATATAGTCATTCCAAAAGACATTATTTCTCCTTATATTGAAAGATTACCTATTTTTACAACTAGATACCCATTATCATCATATACTAATATCTGATTATTTTTTATTTCCATTCTAGCCCCAGAAGTTCCTGAATTAATAGTAACTGCTCCTTGGTTATTTACCGAAAAATTACCAGAAGAACCGCCAATAGTCATAGAGCCACCAGTTATAACTGGTGCGGATATGCTAGTACCTGCTATTAATTTATCCCCAGCTATAGTACCTGTAGCTACAATGGAACCATTAATTAATAATGCTACAGTTACCCAAGAAGAGCCATTATATTGTCTAGCTTGCGAATCTGTTCCAGTAGATAAGGTTTGAACAAATATATCATTAGCTATAGGGTTTCTACCAACTAATGCTAAAAACCTAGAATTAGCTGTAGCTGTTACCCAGGATATACTTGTATAAGTACTCCCATAGAAACCGGCACCTGGAGTACCATTTATACCATCAGCACCTGGGGCTCCATCAGCTCCATCAGCTCCTGTCTCACCTTTAGATTTAAAGACTGACCATGTACTCCAAACCCCATTACTATAAGAACGTGTTGCCATCCATATAGTTCCAGTAGTACCAGTAGTAGTCCAATTAGCGGGATTAGTAGTTGGGTCTCCTGGGGAAGTAAGTATAGCTGAATATCTAACTTCAAAAGAAGCTGTATCTGTTAGTTTCTGTGGTGTTGTCCATGTAGATGTTTGTGGTGCAGATCCAGATACAGTAAATATTCTAGTTGAGGACCAAAGAACCGCATCTCCATTAGGAATACCATCAGACCAACCAATAGGTACTGGACTATTATAAGAACCACCAGTAGGAGTAGTAGGAGCAGTATTACTTCTTAAAAATACTATAGATTTAAAAGAACTATCTCCACTTGTGCCATTTTCACCAGAAAACTTAGAGGGAGTAGACCAAGTATATCCTTCTTCTAGTTCATTAGTTATCTCATTTAAGTAACCTTGTGAAACCCACTGATACTGACCTGGACTAGATATAGCTTGTGGAACTATATACCAACCAGTTGGTGGGTATACTGTAGATGTAGGGGTAGTAGGTTGAGTAGTATTTACTTGGTAAATATAAACAAAACGTTTAGCAACTAAATTACTAAGGTCTACATCTCCTAAAGGAGTACCAATCTGTACCTCACCGGATATAGATAATTTACTACCATCCCATCTTATATATTTAGAAGAATTACCTAAATCAAATTTATATAACCCAGAAGTATTATCATATCCCATCCATATACCAGCAACGCTAGAACCATAAATTTTACCTTCCGTGTAGAGAGCCGGATTATCTTTACCAGTAAAGTTAGTAAGCACAAAATCGGCAGCATTAATTTTCTTAGTAATTATGCCACCATCTACATATAATGTACCATCTGTACCGTTTAATTGTATTGGGAATATACCATTTGTATCTGGTATACCTAATCCTATAGAACCAGTATTAGCATCCATTAAGAATGTTTGTTTTTTAATACCACTAATAGTAGTATAACTTCTAATACCAGAATAGCTAACATCTACTAAAGTATTATTAGTAAAATTATTATCTAATGTAGTACTACTATTTAGTATATAAGTAGATATATCTGAATCTGTGTAATTATCTGGATAATTACCGAAAGAATATGCTCTTATTGCTATTTTATGTTCTATATTATAAGGAAAATTAGATATTATAGCTTCTAAAGAATTACCTACTGATATAACTTTGGCCTTATTAAACCCATTTACTAAATAGTCTGATGTAGAAGTATATAATACTGCAAATGTTTTAATACCAGCACCATTATTTTTTTCCCAATTCCATGATAACTTAATATCAAATCTTTCAAAAGTATCATTAATTTTAGCAGCTAGTATATTTAAATCAGTAGGTTTAGATGGGGCATTAAATCTATAAGTAACATCTATAGGGTCTGGATATTGATAATAATCAGATTCTTCTGCTATAGTACCCAAACTATCAGTTATTAACCCTTTTATTCTTAAATTAAATTTACCAATAAAAGGTGGAGAAATAAGTAGTCTACTACTAAATGCTCCTTGATATAGATTTAACCATTCTGATGTTCCAAATACTTGATATTCTACTAATAAAGTATCTGCATAACCTTGCATTAATAAGGCTATATTAGGTAAACTTGATCCAATATCGACATCTAATTGTTCATATTCAATACTATTAATTATTGGTGAGTTAGCTGTTGTGACCTCATGTATATCAGATAAATATATTAATTTTTTATTATTTAATAGTATAGAGTCTACCATAGAATCATAGTAAGCCCCTTGTATCTGATAAGTTGTATTAGTATTTAGATTACTAAGTTCAGCTAAGTTACTAGAAGTATCCATAGTTATTAATTGAGTGATTCCAGATGAAACATTAGTAACCCAGAAAGCTCTTCCGAGAACATCTCCATCAGTAAACTCACTACTAATTAAATAAATATGATTATACCCAGCTTTTAACTGGGTAATTATCATCTTTCTAGGCTGTTGATTTATCATGTAATCTGACTCCAATTAAGAGATTGGGAATTTCCATCCCCTTCTGCTCTAATTTTAAATCTAAGTTCTCTAAAAGCACCCAATTCTCCAGTAAGATTAGAATAATCTGTTTTATTATCTGTATAATTATATATATAAGAACTATTAATAGTAGTTATCTCTCTTATAACTGTATTAGTATTGTTTAAAATTTGTATTCTGTACTGAATATTCTGTACTTCAGTCACAATTGGATCCCATTGTAATTCAACATAATTATATATAAATTGATTACTATAACCAGGTTCTAAATTTATAACTCTAAAATTAATAACATCCGGTAAGTATTTAGAAGGATCTATACTTATTTCTATACTAATAGGAGAACTAAATGATCCTGTAGTAGATACTGCTCTAACTGTAAATACGTAAGTTCCTACAGTTAAATCATCTATTTCAAAAAATATTCTTCCAGTTTCATCTACATTTTCCTTAGGAACCATCACTATCCCAGGAGCATTAGTCCAATATACTGAATAATAGGAAGTATTATTAGATAGACTAGGTAACCAAGATAAAATACCATTTATATTAGCACCAGGGTTATCCATATCTACTGAAGGTTTATACTGTAAATCTCTAGGAGGTAATATAGAAACATTACCTATAGGATTTTGTTCATTAGATACATCAGCTTGTCCACTATTAATAAATACATCAGGTGGAAACTCTAGGAAGGTAACATTTAATTTACCATTATAAAGAATTTCTATTGAATCTACAATAAAACGTTTATCTACCCAATCATATCTAGAATATGTTAAACTTACATTATCATTAGGTAAAAATTCACCTATATAATAGAAGGGTAAGGTAGCTGATACTGAGCGAGAGAATCTAGATTTAGTTAATTCTCGTTCGATCATTGATCTAGCCGTATAATAATTAGTAACATATGGGAAACTTAAATTTAATTTTTTCTCTATGCCTCTATCTTCTTCTTTATACTGAGAATTATAGAAAGTTATAGAGTTAGTTGCCCATGCTTTTCCAGGGTCTGCTATAGAACCTGTAACAGTATTATACTTAGAACTACCTGTTAAATCAGATATTTCTATGGGCTTTATAGCTTCTTTATCTAAATTTATAGATGCTACAATTGGGTCGTCACTCTCTACTTTTAAAATATATTTACCACTATATTTATTTAAAGAACAATTTACCTGGTTCAGTAATGCTGCTACATTTTTAAAAACTGCTTGTTCAGTCTCTATAAGTACATTAGTTTGCATTACTGTCTTAAATGAATCATCTTGGGCATTCCACCCTAAATATCTCCAAAATGGAACCCAATCTTTATTATAGGTAGTATCTATAGCATTAAACTTATTAGCTACATCTTCAAAGCTATGTAAATCTATTTCACTATAATTAATAGACATACCATACCTAAAAGAAGTAATATAGTCTAATAGTTGCCAGGCCATATTTAAGCTTGTACCATTAGTGTATATAATATTACCATTTTCAGATATATTAACTATTTTACCACGTACTTCGGCTTCAATAGTAGGTATAGCAGTCCTACCACCATCTAAGTCACTTAATTTGAAATTAAATATAACATAAGCAGTATCTAGTAATTTAAAGGTATCATCCCAGTATTCAGGGCCATCACCATTTAGATTTTGTAAATAAAAATTATTAGCAGCTGCTATATCAACTAATACTTGAGCAGCTTCTTGATTAGATTTACCGTGAAATGTCCAAAACCTAACTTCACCAGCCCCATCATCCATAACATATTCTCTTCCATGTTCAGATACAGCTGCTCTACCAGAAGCAGGATTACCATCTGATCCAGCTACAGAATTATTGATAGTATCTCCATTAATTTTCTTTCTACCAAAACATACTCTACTATCACTATCATCATCTGTTAAACATATAATAGGATTATCATCAAGGTAAAAATCATAGAAACCCTCTATTTCACCTTCACATATTGCATATACTACCCATACACTACTAGGATCATGTGCTTCTGTATCGGCAAATATAGGTATAGCTGGTACTTTTTGTACCCCGTATACTACTGGTATAAACTTAGCTGATAAATCAAAACGTAGATCTACTTCTTTAGTTACAACCTCTTTATATTCTTGTAAGGAAATACTTTTTTTCAAACCAAACCATGAAGATTTTTTCTTTAGTTTATACTTGGTTTCTTCTGTTTGATATTTAGCTATAATGCTAGTGGATTTATTAGCATGATAGAATCCTTTATCTAAAGCATACTCAGGTCTTTTAGTAGCTAAGGAAGGAACCCACTCTCCATTTTCAACAACCATACCTCTATGGTCATAATCATCAGTGATCCTACCAACTACTTGTTGAAAATCTTGAAAATGGTTAGCACACTCCCATTTTATACTGGAAGTTAATTTTGTTCCGGATGAACTTTCTGAGATACCACTATTAGTTATTAACCCTTCAAATACTACTATAGCTTCACCTATAATATTTTCAGTTACAGGGTCTAAATATACTAATATTATTCTTAAACTCTTATTTAGAAAAGAAGAACTTTCATCTAAAGCTATACCTAATTGTTCATCATCTAAACCAGAAAATGTAACATTTATTTTATGAGCAGTTAATTCTCTAGTAAATTTAATATTATTAAGAGTTTTTATAGCATTTGTTTTATAAGTAATACTATTATAAGTAATATCTCTATTAAAATCAGTATAATATAGGTAAACTGGAGCTTCCGGAGTACTTTCTGGTCTTTCTAACCTTATAAGAAATACTTTCTTTAAATTATTATATTGTTTTAATAGATCTTTCATTTAGGATATATCCTCTGATAAGTTTAATGAGAAAGAATCAAATAATCCAGTTTCATTTATAGTTTGTTGTATTGCACTAGGGTCATCTATTACTAGTGTAAATAGTACATTATTAAAAATTGGCTTTTCTAACCCAGTAGTTACAGCTACTAAATTAGGAAATATACCTAGTGTTAAAGTAGTTCCGGTTAAATTAACAGAAGTTATTTTATATACTTTGTTCTTATGATTAGAAAGTGACATAATATCACCTTTTTTGGGTATACCAGTAAGATTATAATTACTTATAACTAAATTAGCTCCCTGTTGTCCAGCAGTAATAGTAGTAGTATTAGTATCTCCTGATACTCTATAGTTTTCTAGATGAGGTAGTAGTACCTGAAACCTATTCCCATTAACTATACCTTTTAGTAAATCTGCCTCTATTATACTAATTTCATCGGGAATTAAATCTTCATAAGTTAGAATTATACCCCAGTACTGAGCTTCCCCTTGTAAAGAATAAACTTTACCACCAGGTAATCTATCTTGATACGTAGGTAGATTATTAATTAAAGTAGCCTTTGTAAATCCAGGAGCAGATGGATTTGTTAATGGATCTGATAATCTTATATATGCCATTTATGTCTCCATATATTTATTTATATTTTAATATATACATTATATATATTAGAAAAAGTCAAGTCAAGTTTTTTATAAAAAAAGTCCAGACTATAGAATTTAGTCTGGACTTTTATAAATATTAAATATTAGAAAGTCTACTTAAAGTATAACCTCTAGCTTTAGCTGCTACTTCTAAAGAATTGAATATATCTTCTGATCTATCAATTATAGATTGAGAATCCATAGCTTGTATAGTTAGACTTATAGGAGCACCACTATTACTATTAGAGTTACTATTATCTAAACCTTCAGTATTAGTTACTTTCTTACCTTGTAAAGATGTAGCTACTACTTCAGTACCATGTTCCCCTGTTACGTACTTAACATTAGGATTCATATTACTACCACGTGCTCTAGGTACAAAATCTTGTATAGACCCAGTACCTTTATCTCCTCTAATATAAGATAGTTCTCCTGCATTAGCAGATTTTGATACATCTATACTATTTTGTCTAGAACCTAATTCTAGTTTAGTAGGATCCGAGCTATCTGCCTGAGCTATTGAACCTGAATCTAAGGCACTTAATTGAGTTATACCCATAGCTGCTACTACTGCGGCTAAAGCTAGACCAGCATAAATATTACCTGCTGTAGATATAGCTGACATAATACCTACAGCAGTATTAGCAATAATAGCTTGTCTTTGAGCTTTAAGATTCTCTGCACGTTTCTTAGCTTCTAACTTAGCTATTTTCTTTTGAGATTCTTCTGATTTACCATCTCGTTTCTTTTCAGCTTCGATCTGACTATCAATATCTCCCATAGCTTTTTGTGATGAATAACTCATTATACTGGCAACAGCTTGTATCCCAGAGCCTACAGTATTCCATACACTTTGACTACTTTTACCTACTTGAGTTAAAGCTGTAGCAAAATTCTGTAATTGATCAAACATAGAACCCATAGCTTCATCATTAGCAGAAAGAGCATTTCTAGCATTTTCATACATAGATGCACCAATCTGTTGCTGATAAGCTAACTCTTGTTCTGCAGTCATAGTGGCAGTAGATTGTTGGTCTGTTCTAGCCATAAATAGGTTAGAAAGAGCCGCCTGGCTAGATATTTCTTTAGTAAGTGCATCCTGTTTAGCTTGCTCAATTTCAAGGTCTAAGTCCCTCAATTGAGTATCCTTTATTAAATTTCTCTTAACTAAGTCTTCTCTCATTGCTAATAAAGTATTAGCCTTATTTTGAGCATCAGCTATTTCACCTGCACCTCCGGGAGCTGTATTAGTAATAGATTCAAGTTGCATTTGATACCTAGCATCTTGCTCTATTTTGTTAGCAGCCTCTTGAGCTTTTTGCTTTTCTAAATCTAGTAATTTTTGCTCTAAAGCTATTCTATCAGTAGTTCTAGCATTACCAGATACTAAATTAGCTAATAAAGCTTTAGTAGATTCAATTTGAGCGGACAATAAAGATTGTTGTGTAGTATATTCGCTAGTAGTAGTATATACTCCATTATTAAATTGTCTTCTATTAATAATTAGTTCTGCTTCAGCAGCAGCAATATTAATTACTTCGTCTTTTTGAGTACGAAGTAAATCTACATCAGATATACTAAGAGCTGCTAATTGCTGTCTAATAGGTATTAAAGCACTTTCATTAGCTTTAGCTTCTTTTAACATAGCTAATTGAGCTAGTAGAGATTTTCTAGTAGCTTCATTCTGTTTCAAAGTTATAGCTGAAGCAGTATCTCCGCTTATACTACCTTGTTGCATAATTTTAGCTCTAGTAGTTTCTAATTGAGCAGCTAGTTTATAACTTCTTTCTGAAGCTTTTGCTAGATTATTAATATGAGCTACTGCTTCTTCACTACTTAATCCCATAGCTTTAAATAGTTCTACTTGTTCTTGGGTAAAACTTTTCCCTCTATCTAAAATACTATTCATTTCAGTAGCATATTTACCTACTAATTCATAAGACTGTGCCGTACCTCTTATGGCAGATTCAGCATCAGAGAAGCTTTGTGCACTATTCTTAAATGCATTAGCATCCATATAAATACCTTTTATAGCGTCAAGATTAGCTTTTTCGAATGAGGAAAGATTACTTTTAGCGTTAATAACAGCTATATTATATCTTCTAAGTAAATCGGTTATTTCTTCATATTCAGCTTTTGCATCTGCTAATAATTGCCCTGTAGCATTACCCCCAAAAGCATCATATATAGGGTCACTACTACTACGTTTACTAAGATTATCAATAGTTATCTCTAATTGTTTAGCTCTGGCATTTAATTCTGCTACTTTATTAGCTACTCCACCATCTTTAGCTAAATTATTAGCTAAACTAGCTATTAAATCACCCTTAGAATCTGTAGTTAAACTAGCTTTTAATAAATCTATATTTTCTGCCACAGTCTTAGAAGCTTTAGTAGCATTATTATCTTTGAAGATATTAGCTATTAAGTTAGCAGCCGGGTCTAAGAACTTGGAAATATATTGTTGACCTTCAGCTACTAATGCTTTTATTTCTGCAGTTAGTGCTTCCCATCCATTCGCTTGTAAATATGGGTCAACTTTAGCCTGTCTTAATTCAGACTGTTTAAGAACAGCATTTAAGTAAGCTTGTTGTTTTTGATAACTATTCAGTGCAGTTGCAGATATGTTTAGTTGTTTAGCGTACGCACTATAAGCTTCATTCAATCTTATAGTAATACCTAAATCATCTAGAATTTCTATTTCTTGTTTAGATACACCACGAGTAACACGGTTTAGAGCATCAGTCATATCTACACCTAGAGCAACGGACGCACGACGAGCTACTTTAGTCATTTCTTCAATTTGTTTAGCTGTATAACCAAAGGTAGCAGCAGATGAGGCTTGTTTTAGAGCTTCCTGATAGGTAATAGTGTAACCAGTAGCTTCTTGCATATCTCTAGCAATTGATTGTATCGGTACACCTATACTTGTACCCATTACAGTACCAAGTTGTTCTAACCTATTTAATTGAGCACCTTCGGTTAAGCTTCTAAGAGCAGTATCTAAAACGAATACGTTAGCAGCTATTTGTGCGTATAGAACTGGAATAGGCCCAGCAACGCTAGCCATATCAGAGAAGAGTCTAGTGAAATTATTACCACGTCTGCTAGTATCTTTCATTCTATTATTTAGTTTCTTCTGAGAATTACTCATACTATCAGTACTTTTACTAGTTTGTTTCATAGCTCTACTAACAACTTCCATATCTACACCCATACGTTCTAGGGTAACTAATAGTTCTCTTAGACTTGCATCAGCATTGTTGGTGCTATTTGTAAAGTTTTTGGTCATGGTTTCTTGCATTTCAACCATAGTACCGATTAAATCATTCATACCTTCATTTAGTTCCATTAAACTATTGTCTATAGAGTCTAACCCTGGTATTCTTATGTCTTTTAAACTACTTTCTAACTTTTGTGCTTCCTGTACTATTTCTCTTAAAGAACCGGGTAGTTTTTGTAGAGTTTCATTTAATAATTCTGAACCAGCAGAAGCATTTTCAAAATTATCTTGTAATTTCTGTAAGTCCTTATTAACTGTAGTAAGACCTTTTTGCTTAACATTAATAAGTAACTCTTTAATTAGTTTATCATTAGAAGCCATATAATCCTCAATAAAAAAGCCTTAGATAGAAAACTACCTAAGGCAATGCCTCCTTAATCGCCTATGGAGGAAAATCTTCTATATTACTTTTTGTTTAGAGCTTTTCTAGTTTTAACATCCAATAACCCTATTAACTCTATAATAAGTTTCTTATCTGGAATATTATCTACGTAAAATAACTCAAAAAATGTATTTATAGTACTTAGGTCTTTACCTTTATATAGAGTTTTACCATTAGGCGCAATGATATACTCATCAGGTAATAATTCATAGATTTCCATTGTATTATGTACTATATGTGGAAAATCTTCAATAGATCTCGGACAATCCTCTAAGCTGGGAGCGTCAGCTCCCAGTTCTAGGAGCTGTTGTCTCATTTCTATGAATTTCTCTTTAGTTATACCTAAACTAGAATTATCTAAGTATTTACTCAGTTCCTTCTTTAGTCTTTGGTTTGAATTCTCTACGAAAGGTTTCTAAATCTTTCACCTGCTTTGTCACCCATTGTTCAAATGGTATACAGTTAGAGTATAGTTCCAGCGCATTTTCTTTAGAGTAAGGTACTAGTTCGTCTCTATCTTCTATACTTTCTTCATCAATTAACATTAAATGACTAAGTATATCAAGAGTTAATCCTTCCCACCCTAAAATAGCTACATCTAACCACTGGCTTGTGAAAGTTTTAGTGTTTAATTCTGTATAAGATATACCATTAGAATCTAATTTAGTTTCCATATTAGAATCTATTAATTTTCTAGTAAGTTCTTTAGATACGTATCCTATTTTTATCTTAAAATCTGGATATTGTGGGTAACTAACTATAGTATTTTTTGTACCTAATTTTAATTTACTAATTTGCATATTTATTTCCTCGGCGATTATTCGTTTAATTTCACAGTAACATTACTTAAAGATTGATGTTTTATATCAAAACTTATTGTAGCTATGCTACCACTTTCTCTTCTAGTTGTTATTCTAGCTCCTGGTATAAAAATATCCAGGGAACTATTGGATATATGTACATCTTCATTATATACTTTTCTGGCTATTAAATCATATCCTGTAAAAATATCGTTACAAGATAAAGTAGCAGATATATTATAATCATTACTAATAGGTATACTAGGATTAGTAACTAAACCTAAATTAAATAAGTTCGGTCCCTCATGTACCCATGTTATATCTCTAGTATATGTAAACCCTGCGGATTTTATAGTATCTAAAGATATATTACCAATCTTAACATCTAAATATTTAGGCAAAGTATAGATTGGGTCTAAGCCATTCTGTAATACTACAGGTAAATCTTCGAAGCCTATCCTACTATAGTTAAATCCCATGGTTACTTTATTTAAATTAGAAATACCCATAGCTAAATCTAATGAGTTAAATACTACATCATAGAATATAATATTTTTACCACTTTGCTCATCAGTTAGTACTAAATATGTAGTATTTAATATACTATTAAAAGTATTACTAATAGTAAAAGTATCAGCACTATAGCTAATATTCATATTACTGAACGCTAGTTTAGTGGCAATACAGTTATCATTTAAATAAAAACTTAAACTTCCAGTACCAGGATTCATTGCCCTATTTATTACTACTTTAGGTACAAGTTTAGTAAATTGATTAGATCTACTTTTAGTAGTTTCAGTAATAGTCTGTGAATAAGAATAATCAGATAGTGAGTTAAATCTATAACCTATACCATCTGAAACAATATATATTCCAGTTCTTTTCTTTAATAAGTAATTATAGTTAGGTTGAGACATAAAACTATCCTTAAAATTATAAAGGGAGAATATCTCCCCTTATATTATTATAACATATCTTTAGTAGCTATAAAGCGATCTACCATAGTAGCACAAGCATCATTAGTATGAGAGATATATATAGCATCTGACACACCAAAATCTGATGGGATAGCTTTAAACTCAATAGTAGTACCAAGAACATCTGCTGATTCTATAGAAGGAGCAGATAAATGACAAGTTGGTATATAAAACACACTTATTGGATTTTTAGAAGTTAATCCAGCATTAGTGTTATTAACAGTAGCTTCATCTTTAGAAGAAATACCACCAACACATATTGCGAATTGAAAACTATTTTTTACACTTCTATCCGCTTGCATTTTCTTAATTAGGTCTGATACATAATTTTCAGTACCAGAAGTTTTACTACGTAAGTATGCGGTTAAAGAACCTGTTACCTCAAAACTACCAGTAAATGAACCAATTGATTGGTCTAATCTAGATAATGTATCTGGAGTTAGATAGGTTATATTATTATTAATAGTAATAGAACCACCAGTAATTGGTATTACATATTCTGTATTATCACTATTATCTTTACATTTAACTACAGTTAGTTTATTTTTAAGATAAGTAGCTTGTAAGAATAAGGTATCACTGAATTTAAAATCAGCTGAAGATGGATCTAATGGTTGATCTATTTGTGTTAAAGTAGTACCATTACCTGACCAAGCAACTTGAGAGATACCACCAATATCAAATGATATTTCAGCTTGACCAACTTGTGCTCTATCAATCTTAAACCAAATAGAACCTGTAAATATATACAGAACACAAGGTGTTAGTTCATGAGCCATATTTTGCTCAAAAGTAACTACCATATTCTTAGCATTAGAATAAACACCACTAGTAGGGTCTGTTAAATCAAATGGTTTGCTGGAAGCTAAGCAGTGCCATAAAATAGCATCAATAGTAACTACACCTGCATCATCAGCCGTTCCATCACCATTTAAGTCTGCTTCTCCATAAGATCTAATATAAGTAGAAAAACTCCACTCTACTGGGTCTAGGGAATCATTAAAACGATCTGAACCTCTAGCAGGTACTGGGCCAGCTTCATCTAGATTTATATCACTTGATGATGTAGCCTGTGAATAAGAAATATCGCTTTGAACAAGTATTTCTTTTGTGTTAAATTTTGTAATTTCAGCTTCTGAACTAGCTGTACTAATCCATACTCTGGAATTACGAAGTAATTGAACTGTAGAAGTCATTAAATTTCTCCTAAAATGTTATTATGTGTAACTCTAAGCTGAATTTCACCAAAACCTAACGGTTTTAATACTCCTTCATCTGTTGTTACTAATGTAATTTGGGTATCAGTTGTTAATCCCATAAATATTTTACCAGCTTTATTAGTAACATTATATTCTAACACAGGATGTTCGTCAATTAGATTTTCAATATCTCTTATGAGTAATTCCAATGCTCCTTCAGGGTCAGTTTCATCTTTAATGTATAATCTTATATATATTACTAAGTTATTCCAAACTTGACTAGATGGTAAATATTCTCTGGAGCTAGGCCCAGGCGTTACTGTGCAAGTGGGGTATGATTTTACTTCACTAAAATTTAAATTCTTAGTGAATACTTGATTATATAAATTAGAGAACGTATCTACTCCATCTATATTTTGTTTTATTAGCTCTGCTAATGATTTACATATAGAGCTTCTCATGTTAAAGTTACCTCTATTTTATAACTAGGGTCTGCTAATTCTTGTATTGATTTAATTATAGCTTCACCAATTATTCTTCTAGGATTTCTAGCTTCTGAAGCAAGACCTAGGGAATTAGGGCCATCTGGATCAAAAGTCTCATAGGGATATCTCTTATAGTCATAGAATACTTGTAGTGTCTTCTTCCCTAGTACATTCCCTACTCTTATTAAATCAATATTAGAAGTAGCAATAAATCTACCTGTTCTATTATGTAGTTGTGGTCCAGGCGATGTCATATGAGCCATCATATTTTCTCGCATTCTCAGGGATAATAAGGCAGTGAAACCTGCTATAGATATAAATCTACCACTTACTAATCTTATAGTAGGCAAAGCTTCTATTTCTTCTTCTTTAATAGTATCCTGATTATCATAAGGGATATTAATAGAACCAGATTCTTTACTAGGATTTTTAGAACCTACACTTTGTAGTCCATACTTAAATAGAATATTATCTATAATACCTAGTTGTCTTTGATCTATATATTTATTAATTAAATTAGTAAACTCATTACCATTAATAGTAGATTCTTTTATTGGCTTTTTAAATATAAAACGCATTTCCGCTATATCAGGGTCATCCCTACTACTGGTAAATGTTATTAAATACTCTACATTATTATCTTGTTTAGATTTACCTTTAGAAGAATAATTTAATGCCTTACCTAGTACCTCTTTAGCAAAAGATGAAAAAGACATTATAGTTCTCTATACATATTTAATATACCCATTATATGTTTAGGTATATTATTTATACTAGGAACAAAAGATACTGATTGGGAAGCTACACCCATACTACTCTTAAACTGTTCCTCTACGTAGTGGCGAACTAACATATTAGCTGCTAAGGTTAAGTCAGCTGGTATAGATGTAGTAACAGGTTGGTCATTTACTAAATCATAATAAGGACTATATATAACTTTCTTAGGATTTTCTATATAAGTAGGATCAGTAATAATAGCTCTACCATTAAAGATAGATATATCTATACTAGGTATTGCTGTAATAGTATTAGTACTATCTATATAATAAAAATTTTCTATAGAATTTACTGTTATAGAGGAGTTAAATATTTGTAATTTACCCTCATCCATAATATATACATCATCATATTCTGATTCTGGTATATTTAAAATATTTGCTATCATTTTGTTAATACCAGTTATAAATAAAGATAATTTACCATCTTCTTCTGTATTACTATCTGGTATGCCAAAATTAGCTTTATAACTAGCTAAGGTTGTATATGAAGGTGTTGTAATCATAATTAATTCCTTAAAGCAAAAAGGGCAGAGCTATCGCCCCGCCCTTTGTAGGTTATTTAAAGATTAAGGTGTAGGAGTACTAGCATATAGAGCAGAAGCAACACCTTGCCCAGCAATTAGACGGTCTAAGTTAACACGTTGTGTTACATAGTAAGCATCTTTTTGGCTAGAAGCAATACGTTCTCTTTCTACTGTAACTGTACGTTGACGTGGAACTACAAAGTTATCACGATATACAACAGCTAAGAATGGTACACCATCTTGTCTGGCAGGGAAGTAACCAGATACGATTACGTTCATACCATAGATACGACCAACTTGACCACTGATTTTAACAGCTTCACTACCAACCTGGCTCATATCAGCAAATTCGTCATCTTCAATCAGATCAAAGTATGCATCCATTGATACAATAACTGTTAACATAGAAGGGTCAAGACCACGTTGTCCTAATTTACGACGTGTTTGTTGGATCATTTTACCAGTCACTTTAACACTACCATCACCAGTAGCTGTAGTTACTAACTGTTTACCATCTAAATCAGCCATTGGTATAAGACCAAGAGGTTGACCAACACCATTACCTAGCATGAAAGCTTGTTCAATAGCTTTTACATGGGATTCAACTAAATGACGACGTATAATAGGTAATAGAGCTACTATAGCATCTTCAGGAGTTTCATCAGTAATATAAGCTTTACTAGCTAGTTTGAAAGTTTTGAAAGTTTTTTCAGTTAAAGCTGCAGTAATTTCATTACCAGTTGTAGCTGAGGTACCATAAGTACTAGCATCTACCCATGTAGCAACTTGAGAATCTGGTTCAATCATCATAGTCAACTGTTTAGAGACCATTGGAAGTTCTTCAAAAAGACTACCAACTACTAAAAGTTTTTGCACATCACGTAAAATACGTTGTGAGAAGATTGTTTCATAAGATTCAGAAGAAACTTGAATAGAAGAAGAAGCATTAACTGCTTTTAAATGAGTTTTACCAAAATCAGTATCAAACATTCCTTTCTGCATAATATAAGAAAGTAATACTACATTTTCTACTTCTTTTTCAAATACTTGTTGGTCACTACCAAACATAGCAGCAGAAATAGCTTTAGAAGCAAAAGAAGTTTCATTATCACGAACTGCTAGAACTTGTTGTAGTTCGGTTTGTAGGCTTTTGATAGATTCTTGCATTGTTTCTACAGTTTCAGCAAAAACAGTAGAATTTTTATTTATAGTATCTTGCAAAGTTTTTACAGTTTCAGCTGCTTGCTGTAACTTAGTTTTTTCTTCACCAGTAGCTGAATCGATAAGAGCTTTAATTCTAGCTTCTTCATCAGCTGCTCTTTTTGCAGCTTCATCAGCTTGGGCTTTACGTTGATTTTCAGTTAAAAGCATATTAACAGCTTCTGCTACTTTGTCGATTTTAGAATCAACTGCTGCAACACCAAGCTCAGATTTTAGCTTTTCGATATTAATATCAGGCATTATTAAGTTCCTCACTTTATAAATATTAGTTTATTTGTCATTCAATAGTGATAGTATATAAAATATATGCTATCATGTAAATACATATTTAAAATCTAAGATCGTGCAGCCATAAGTTCCAGAAGTTTTTCTACCTCTGTTTTCTCAATAGCATTTTTATTCTTAAATCTTTCTTTTAATAGACTAAAGTCTTTAGCATTCATAGATTTTTCTAAACTAAATACTGAGTCTTGATTGCATGGCACAGATACCACTGAAATTTCTAGCAATTCGATATCGGTTATTAAAAAACTATTACTAGCTTCATCATATTGAGCATCTAAGGCTCTGAATCCAATACTAAAAGTTTTTAATATGCCATCTTTAATTATATCAAATATTCTTCCAGCAGATTTGAATATACGAGCAACTACTTCTAAACCTTCTGTAGTAATATTTAACTCAACAACTGTACCTATAGGTAATGTATGATCATGAAAGGCTAGAACAATAGGATTTTTCATATAGTTAGTTAGAGCATTTTCACTTCTCCAAGCTTCTACTGGTATTATATCCCCTACTCTATCTCTTCTAGTAGTATTAGCTAAGCCACGTATAGTTAGAAAATCTCCACTATCATTTAATGAAACTTCCTTAATTTTAGCATATACTTCTGGATTACTATTATTATAATCAACCATTATTTCACCTTACGCTCTACTTTACTAGAAGCTTCTTTCTTTAAGGCTTCTAAACTTTTTAGTTTTTCAGCTTCTTTTAAATCTTCTTCTTTTTTCTTTAAAATAGAATATTTTAAATAAGCATTACTAAAATTATTCCAATTTTTAAATTGTTTATTAATTTCTAATCTAGTAGGTAGTTTTGCAGTAGCAAAAAATATATGTCTTTCAGGTAGTACACCACCCTTTAAGATATCATATACCTCACCTAATAGTACTAGAACTTCATCATTTAGTTCAATCATTTATTTCCTCCAGTATCTTTACTAGGTGGAGCTCCACCTTCTTGACCAGAAATACCAGTAGCAGACCCAGCTACATTTGCTGGATGTATTATTTTATCCATAGATGGGTCATTAGATGCTTCATATCGTATTTCACTACGAGCCTCATTACCAGATATAATACCATTATTTTTAAGAGAAGATACATAATCTGCTAAGGCTTTTCTATCTGGAGCTAGAGCCATTATTCCATCTGTTAATAATGCTATATCATAGCCAAAGAATAGTTCTAAAGCTGATTCAATTTTTCTAAGATTAGGCATTATGCTCATAGAATACATTAAATTAATATTAGGACTTATATTAGCATTATTACCACCATCTATTAAAATAGGTGGAACACCAATAGTAGAACAAATATTATTTTTAAGATTTATCTGGTCTTCTGTAGTACCTAACTCTTTAAAACCATTATTAGTAACATTCTTAGCCTTAAATCCACCATCTAAAACTAGAACATTGGTTTTACCTGTTTTAGGGTTATATCTTACGGCTGTTTCTTCTTCATAACGTTGTTTATGACGTTTACTTAGGAGTTGGTCAGTTTCTATAACTAAGCCAATAACTGCACCATTATCGTAGAATTTTTCTTTAAATTCTGCTAACTTTTTAAGGCGTTTAATATCTTCTAACACAGCACCCATCTTAGCAAAACCAGAAGCAGTTACAGATTGCCCATAATAGGCATTATCTTTAATATAAATAATCTGATTAGGCTTATATTCATCCCTACCATTATATACAAACTTATTTATATATTTCTTAGTATCTAATACTACTTCCATATTCGCAGCTGGAACATGGAATAGTGAATGAGAGTCCCAATAAATAAAAGCTTGACCTTCCATTAGCAAGTCTAGAAGTATTAATCTTCTAAATAAGCTAGTATCCATATAGGGATTAGGTCTATGATTTAGAAGTATATTTAAGTTATTTGAGTCAATAGTAGCATAGGGTGTGAATTTTAATTTTTTCTTAACATCATAGCTGACCTCAGCAGCAGCATCTACCCACATATTAATAACCCTATTAACTATAGCTATTTCTCTATAAGCATTAGATAGGGTATATGGTTCTGAAGTAGTTCTACCACCACCAGGATCAGAATTTTTTATTAAATCTTGGGATGGTAAAAATTTGTCTATAAGTCGTCCAAACCAGTTCATTTATTACCTCGTTAAAAATCGTGTAAATGGACTGGATTCAATACAGAATTGGGTTAAACTAGCAGGTAGATACTTACCTTGAGACCTAGTGTCAATTCCATTAACTGTTTTTTCATGTTGAGCTAGAACCCAGTTCTTTTGTTTTTCAGCAGTATTAAGTTTCGGTTCAGTTCCATAAATTTTATGTAATAATTTATGATGACTAGCACAAAGAGTAACGGCATCATGTACCATCTCATTATGATAATGTTGATAGAATTCTTCACGCATTACTAATATGTTCTCTTTAGTGCTAATATCAAATGAATTTTCTTCTAAGAATTTACTAACTAATAAAGATACAGTATGATAATGATGGAACTCTAATTCCTCAGTAGTATCGCATATAGCACATTTATTGCCCTTTTCGTACTTACTCTTTATACCGTCACGAACCCACTTAATAACACTTCGTTGTGTATTATTAGTTGCCATTTCAATATCCTAATTATAAATTTATATACTAAAGTTGTAAAGATTTATTTTATTATCTATTATGAGAATAGATACCATAGCGTACAGCATCAGCATAGTGGCTATACTTATCATGCACAGGTTCTTCACGTTTTAATTCTTCTCTAGTATCCCAACGATAGTTATAAAACATTTCTATTATACCAGTACATTCATGCCATACTTTTATTCTCTTAGTAGCTACTAGAGTAGCGATGAAACCAATGCCTTCTCTTTTAGACTTATTAGCTTTACTAGAACCAATGTCATATTCATATACTAAGTCGTGAATAAACTGTGCAGCTGCTGAGTCAATAAATATATAACTAGGGTCTAATTCAGCTTCAAACTTACGTATTATTGCAGCATGGTCTGAAGTTTTACTACTATTTTGGCTATGTTCCATCATAATATAATAAGTATCAGTATAGTCATCATATTTTATACCAGCTATAGCAGTAGGATCGCGGAACCCTGGGTCTATACCCATCAATCCTTCGCATTCAGGATCTGTCATTAATCTTTCATACAATTTAGCATCATCAAATATATTATCTTCATCAAATTCTTCATAGATTTGACCTTCGAAAGTAGTAAAGTCAGCTTCATATTCTTGTCTAAAGAAAGCAGGAGAGTTATTAGCTCTAGCTTCTGCGATGTCTTTTTCCTGTGCTCTAGGATTATCTTTATAAGTACCATGAATGGAACACCATTCGCTATGCTCGGGTAAATCACTAAATCCACGCATATAAAAAGTATGAAACCAGTTATTACCTCTAGGAGTGGATATAAATAAAGCTTTAGAATTAAATTTATCTAGTGTAGGACGTAGCTGAATATTAAAAGCATCTCCACCTGCACTACTAATAGCAGCTTCATCAAATATAATAAGATCGTAAGAACGACCAACTGCACTATCAGCCTGTGATACTGATGCTAACTTAATTAAGGTATTATTAGATAATACAATTTCCTTATCCTTAGCATTTTCTTTAATAGTTTCTAGACCATATTTCTTAATTAATTCTTTAATCTGAGTCCAACCAATATTAGATAGAGAATAGTTAGGACAAATAATAAGAATTTTACAATTTGGCTCCAAAGCTTTTAAGAAACCTAGAGTATATGCTATAAAAGACTTACCAACACGTCTTGATACACATGCAGTAACAAAACGTATATTTGGAGAGTTTAGAGCATTAATAATTGCTATCTGAGGCTTATTAGGGGTTATATTTTCTATTTCTAATAGGTTTTCTACTGGAAACGCAAAAAATCTAGAATCTAGTGAAAAATCAGTAATGGCCTCGGAATTTATATAATCCCTTGATAACTTCATTACTTAACTCCTTTTCCGGTCATTAATCTCTGCATTAATTGTTGCATATTCGAATCACCAACTGCTATTACAGTATTATTTTGAGTATTAGTTTGTTTAATACTACCACTAGCATTTTTAATCTCTTCTAGTTTAATTTCCATTTGTAGTTGTTCCATTTTCATTTTATGGTATTTAGACATAATATCTATAATATCTAATTCACTACCGATACCAGATTCTTCCATTTCTTCTAATTTTCTATTTATTATTTCATCTAGAACGCCAAAAAATCTGCCTTTATTCCTATAACCACCTTCATAAAATACTCTGGTAGTATATGATTTTATTACTGGGGAATCTAGTACTTGTAATACTCTTTGTTTATCTATATTAAGAATCTCTGAAGTCTTTATTGCATCTAAACCATTAGTTAGATATGTATCAGCTATAAGTTGCTCTTGAGGAGCAATGACTTCAGGTAGTAGCTGGTCATCAGTCTTTGGTAATAGTTCCATATATTCTCCTTTAAGAATTTATTTTTATATTTATATAATTATATATATATTTTATATTTATTCAAAATCTAATTTTTAATCACATACGGTACAAGAATTTTTTAAATTGAAAAATTTTTAGATTTAATAGTGACTCGAAATATTTACCTAGTCTACTTATATAACGCCTATTAGCAATACTAAATTTTACTTGTATTATACACGCGTGAGGGGGTGCAGCCCGGTTAACGAAATGTTACAGTCTTGTAACCGCCCTGTTAACAGGATGTTAATAAAATGTTAATAAAAATAAGGCCAGGAATGTTAACAGATTGTTAACTAAATGTTAACGACTTGTTAAGACTACTGGCCTATGGTTTCACGTGGAACATTAGATCATGCTAACATACGCAGATCATAATCCGCATTAAATCGCTCGACTTGTTCAGCTATATTAATAGATTCTAATATAATCTCTGTATCAATATTAGAATTAGATAATAAAGAATCAACTAATTCACCGCCTAATATATCAGCCATTAATGAATTGATCGACACCGCATCATATGCTAATATACCCATACTATTAGCAACTTCTAATACACCTTTGTGATCATCGTATACTTTGATCATATGGTTGGGGTAGGTTGCTTGGATATAATCAAGCCAGTATCCCTTGTATTCAGAGTCACTGCTATAGTATGCCTCGCTTAGATAGTCTAAACCCGTTATTCTATATAAGCGATCGCGACTGCAAATAATTGCTGGCTTGATATTTCTACTGCGTAAAAAATAATAATCGGATCGCGTCATGCGCCTAGCCGTAACTATGCCAACGGCCTCGCCATTGGCGATCAGTATCCGCATATATAAAGCTAGAGGCAACAATTGATCGCGCATTATATTGCTATGCGTTTGCATCTTTCGATATGACGTTAGATCTAATTCTTGCGTACCCGCTTTATATGGGGTTCGGTGATCGCTATCAATTACAGTTCGATCAAGATCAAAAATATGTAAAACAGGCATTGCTTATATACTCCTAAAAAATAAAAGGCGGGATCAAAAGATCCCGCATATATTAGAACCCGCTAACCTTAAAGAGTAGTTGCTGCGCACCGTTGGGGTAGACAATAGCATCCGCTTGCTTCCAACTTGATGCACCTAGGCGGTTATAACCTTGATCTAGCTTGCCAGTGACGCCGGATGTGATACAGTTAGCCACCAGATTAGGGGTATGGGTATGGCCTAATGCAAGAGGCAAAGCCCATTGCTTAAATTGTCCAGCACTCCCACGGCTACCATTCGCCCCATTGTGACCGTGTAAGCAAAACTCCGTCCTATTTACAATAGTTGACACGTTACCACGGCCAAAAGCTAAATTGTCGGGAATATCATCAACCACTAGCTCACCTAGCACTTGATCACAATGCTTAATCGCGGTTTCCAGTGCGTTTAACTCGCCTGCATTATTATCTATGCCATCGCGTACCAGATAATTCAGCAGATAATAGATCTTGCTATTAGCCGGATCTGTGGCTGGCTGGTACTTGAGATCATTGAGCCATGAATCAAGCGCGCTATTATGGTTCGATTCCGTTAAGTAGATCTGGCTATCCGGTAGTGATTCGCAATACTCGAACAACTGAGCAATGGCGATTGCTAGATCCTTGATCACGCTTCGATCTTGCATCTTATACCAATGTAGCCCGTTGCTGATGTTATGGTGATTGCGGGTTTCAAAGTGTAGCAAATCATCTAATGCCACGAAATCAGGCTGTAAATCAATCAGATAATGTAACGTCTCCGCATGGCATACCGGATCAAATTGTTCAGCGTGTAGATCACCAACTTTCACGGCAGCGTGATCATAGGGCAAGCCCAGATCTAAATGCTGGCTGTACCCAAACAACTCCCCAGATTTAAACTGTAAATTGATCGGATAAACTTCGCCATTGTGCGAGTATAGCAGCCATGCACCAAAGCAATGATCTGCCTCGGCTTCGCTACCTGCGCGGCCACGAATGTAGTTGTAGTTTGTGATCGTACCCGTTGAGATTGCAGCGCGGGGATCTTGATCCTGCAACGTTGGCAACATCTTGAACTGTTGTTTAGGACTACCGACAATGGTTAAACCCTCGCCATTATTCAAAGCGGCGGCAGCATTGACAGGCATTTTTGCCGTTGGCAAGATCGCGGCATTACCGTGCAGAGTAACCTTGTCACCAAACAGACTGACAGTGTGATCAATAACATGATCCTTAATAGCCGGATCAAAATATTCTTTTTCAGCCACCGCCGGACTGAAAGCATTTTTGTTATAAAACACTGGCAAGACCAATATTTTAGCTTCAAGGTACTCGGCTAGATCCTTGAAAGCGTCCCATGCTTGCAGGTTAGGCGCGGTGTTATTCTGCGCACTGGTGACCAGGAAAATTTCACCCTCTACCTGTGGGATCTTGGCTGCGGTTTCGCTGCCAGCAATCACGGTATCTGGGGACGGTTTTTCTTTAGCTGCGGATTTTTTGGCCTCTTTGGCGGGTTTGTTTTCTTTCAACCACTCCACAAGATCAGCGGCAGCAAATTCACCAGAGATCAGGCCGTTGGCAGATAACAAAGATAAAATATCCTCGGCACATTCAAGCCGACTGTCACGCTTGCGTTTACCGTAGAAATTTTGGTCTAATGCTTCGCTCAAAGCGGCAGCCTTAGCCGATTCGTTAACGTTTGAGAATTGGCGCATATTAGCGATCCTTAATTAAGGTTTCAATGAAAAAGCGGGGCTAATTAGCCCCGCCCGATTGGTTATCCTAAATAGCAGTTACTTAACTGTAATCGCTTCGCCACCGGCGGCAACAAGTGTATCACTCACTTTTTCAGTGAGTTTTTCCAATGCGTCAATATTAGCCTTGTCTAAACTAGATACATCTTCTAAATCTAGGTTCAGACCTTTTGCCAGTGACCGCACATACTGAACTTTTGTTAAACGAGTAGATCCGGCGGTTTTTGCAATTGGATCAAGCGCATCATAAACACCTTCACGGCTCAATTTTCCGCGCACTGAGCGTGGGCTAACTGCACCGACTTTTGCCGCAATTTCACCTAGCGCGGCATCACTGTTGGCGACTTCCTTGCCATCTTTGGCGACACGTTCTTGATACATTTGGACGGCAATAGCAGAGTTGTCTTTGTTCCATGAAAATTTTTTGATTTTTTCGGCCATGATTTTTTACCTTTTTGATATGTTAAATTAACAAGGGGTTAAAGGATTTAACCCTAAAAGGCAACTTATTACAAATTGCCTTTACGTGTTTTATCCGTTACAGCTTGATCTTAAATCCAGTTGCCAGACTAGCTTGAATCGCACTAACCGCAGCGGTCGGGTGTTTCCACCCATATTTAGGCGCTAGCAGATCAAAGATTGTTTTTGGCTTATGGTTCCGGTGCTGGTAGGCGTGAGACTTGGTTATGTAACCAAAGACCCGCTTGCGATACTCGATCATCGCTGCCAGATCCTTTTCACGTATGCCCGTTATCACTGGAGGTTGTTCCCCTTGGCATAGTTGGTGTTTATGCCAAGTTATACCAGTATCGCCCATAATGGGCTTTAAGATGCAATCACTAGGCAATTTTTTGAAATTGCCTTTGGTGCCGTGACGCTTACGCAATGGGGCGGTTTGCGCAGGTTTTTTCGCCCCAGAATTTTTTGCCATTTAATCAGATGTTTGCCTTTAGGTTGGTAACATTATCACTATATTTTTTGGTCAAAGTATAGTTAGGATTGCAGTAATTTTGAATGAATTCGCTATCCGTCATTGATAGCGCATCATTGAAGATCTCCCTGTTCATATAGGGAGCAGATTCGCCCCCTTCAACTAAATTTAAGTTACCGTAACATGAGCGCACGAATCGCGGCAAGCCAAAAGCAGCGCGAGCGTGGGCGGTACTGGTTCCGATGATAGCGCCAGCCATTTTAGCTAGTCGACTCAGCACTAAATAATCGGGAGTACTACGAGTAACCGCGATCCCTAAACCGTACAAAGCTAGACACATTGATTTAGCACGCAGAGCGCAGTTTACATTTTTATAAAATTGCATTGTTTCGATCCTCGCTGGACGTTGTTACGTATGGTATATTGTGCGGCTCGATAGTTCCCGCACCTGCCTAATTGCTTAAAATTCTATCGCATAGGCTCCGACCTCTTTGACGTTGGCCGTTAACGTGCGTTTGTTCGAACTTCAGGGATTCGCCACCTTACTGGTAGAACTTGCGCTGGTCGGGCTATGCAAGCCGCTATGCCCTGACCACGGAGTAAATAGTAGCAATCTAGAATTTCTAATACCAATGAAAAAATGGAATACTTAAAAAATAATTATGCCATTTAGGAATAGCTGTTTTTCTCATTATATAAAGAACGGGTGCGCACACGTAGCAATAACCGTGCCATATTAGTTCTAGCTAATATTAATTTTAAACGCTCTAGAAGCCATTCTAAGCAGTTTTGACCTTTTTCTAATACATTGGCCTATCTTTGAAAAGATCTCGCAATCTGGTCAATTTGTGGTAAAACTACCCACAGGCTTTTTTAAATACTTTTCAAATCTGTGGATAACTTTGCTAGATTTCACGTAGCGTATGATTTCTAGCAAAGTTATGCACAAGCCAGGTATTGAATAAGTTAAATTTGTGAATAACTTTTTTACATTAGTTTTTCTAATGTTACTAACTTACAATGCGATTAATTCTTATTTAGCCGTAACAAAATTACAATTTGAGTTGCAAAGGTACAATGCACTTGATAATTATTCGCATTTGGCCGCGCAGCAAAGTGGCATGGTTTATGCTTGTATATTAGCCATGTCTAATGTGGATAAAACTAGACTTATGCACAACAAAGTTATTTTTGAAACAAGCTAAAAATGTTAATAACTTTTCAACTGGTCTGACCAGTCTAATTTTTAACGCTATGAGCTTAAAACCCTGTGGATAATGTATAACCTGTGGATAACTCAATTTTTAAAAAATATGTAAACTAGACTTATACATTATCAACAGCGTTTAAACGCTATAGAAGCCATTTTAAGCCACGATCTCTTTTTGGCCTTATTAAAACCTACCCTTGGAGGTTGGCAATATTAGCCCTGGCTAATATAGCATTAGCTGATATATAACAAGTTATTTTTGTGACCAGGCTCACAAAACGAAAAAATAGCTAACAGTATCTGCTAATAAATTGTTATAATGCTTTTAAAGCGTTATTTATGGGGGGTTATATAATGGAATATCAACTAATAGCCGGTGGGTGTGGCGTGATCTCGATCGCTTTAAATACCGTCGGCTGTGTTATGCGCTGGCCGTTCCTTAACTGGCTCGGTGCAGTGTTTTTATTTGTTGCAATTTTACTAATTTTTTAAACCATGAGGATCGTAGAAATGAAAATTAGATTATGGATAGATGCACTGGGCTGCCGGGATCAAGTGAATGATATTATGATCCCGCTAGTGGATAGCGGGACTGCTACCTACCAAGACAGATTAGACATTTGTAATTTATCCAGCGATAAACTAGCTTTTAAGACTACGCTGGGCGCTATTGAGTTTGTGCTACCACGGCTAATAATTGCGGGCGCAACTGTTACCATTTACTCAATATAAGGAACTACTAAAATGAAAAAATGTTATGTTATTTTAAGGGAGGATTTAGAAGCGGTAGAGGATCAGATTACTGTCTTACAAGCGGTGTTAGATCTAGGATTAGCTCAAAAAATAGTTGATGATCTAAATTATTTAGCTCAGGTAGACCCAGATGATCAAGGTTATAATTATTACCTTAAAGAGTTAGAACTAATTAGAGGCGACTAATATAAGTCAAAACCCCGTCCAGTGTGGCGGGTTTTTTATCACCCATTTCCCAAACGCGAATGATTCTCATTCTCAACTGCGCCGCCCAGACTATTAGCAAAAGCTAATGAAATGGGTTACGGGCAGGTATATTAGCAAAAGCTAATGTAATGGGTTACAGGCAGGCATATTAGCAGCCTCTAATATACGCTAACTGCCAGCCTATACCGTCCCAATCCCCTCCCAACTACTCCCCAACCCCAGCCGCAAAACGGCTGAAAATGGGGGTTTGGTGCCTTAAAATGCGAAAAAATGATACCCACAACATACTAACACTGTATGTTTATACAGTGGTTTTTTCTGTGGATAACCTGTGGATAACGTCTTAAAATGCTCCCTAGGAACGCAATATTGGCACGGTTTTTGACTATCCACATACCCTGTGGATAACCTGTTGATAATGGTTGACGTTTACGTAAACGTCAATATTAGTTTTTGCTTACGTTTACGTAAAGGGAAACATTAGAATCAGCTAATTTAGCTCTATCTAATTAAGCTGAATCTAATTGAGCTTAATCTAATTAAGCAAAGACTAATTAAGTTAGCGCTAATTTAGCTTTCGCTAAACCGCGCCCCCGCACAAGTGCGAATCCGATGCAAATTTTTTGCTGCTAGTGCAAATCTGATAGTGCAAATCCGACTAGTGCAAAACCGACTAGTGCAAAACCGACTAGTGCAAAACCGACTAGTGCAAATCCGATATTATTGCCAAAAATTTTTAAAATAGCGTATAGTCCTCCGGTACCTGCCGCTTTGCGGCAGAGTTCGGGGAGGTAGGGGTAGTATTGGCTGGGAGCGTGAGATTTTTGTAGTTTTGAAATTTTTGGCGGAAAAATTGAGATTTGGAGTAATTTTTGGAACGAAGTAGCCTCTCACTCCCCCTCTGTCGCAAGGCGACAGAATTAAGTGGTAACAATTTGATTAATGAAGCTTATAATTACTTCAGAATTAAGCGGTAACAACTGAAATAATGAAGTATATAGTTATTCTAGAATTTAATGACTTCTAGAATTTAATGACTTCTAGAATTAATAAAATAGGAAATATTTAATAGAATAATAATAATACCACTGGATTCTGTCGCGAAGCGACAGTGTTAGTGTGGGAAGTGAAATTTAGGCAATAAAAAAGGCTCTAGTAACAAAACTAGAGCCGGAATCTGAAATATTTTAGAGTAGTCTATTTTTTAAGGTAGTCTATTTTTAAGGTAGTCTATTTTAGCTTAATAAAGTCTATTTTTTAGAGTAGTCTATTTTTTAGAGTAGTCTATTTTTTAGAGTAGTCTATTTTAGCTTAATAAAGTCTATTTTTTCAAGTATAATTTTAAGTAGAAGCGAAACGAGTTAATATCCGTTGAGAAAAGCTCAATTTTTTTTTGTACTTAAAAAATTTAGAAAATAAAATGCCTTAAATCTTACTTAAGGTAAGCGTGGGCTCTTAAGGTAGTGGGGGTAAAAAGCCTGAGTTAGCACAAGTAAGGGTGTATGAAACCCTAGATGCGAACTCGGAATTACCCGCTACCAGAGCCCACT